ATTGAATTTGATTTGGAATATTTTAATAAGATTACCAAAGGTGGTTTACCTAATAAGACTCTTAATATCGCGCTTGCTGGTACAGGTGTCGGGAAGTCTTTATTCATGTGCCACGTTGCTAGCTCCGTGTTGTTACAAGGCAGGAACGTACTCTATATTACAATGGAGATGGCAGAAGAGAAAATTGCTGAACGAATTGACGCAAATCTCTTAGATGTTTCAATACAAGATTTAACTGATTTACCAAAGGTAATGTTTGAGAACAAAGTTACTGCGGTATCTAAGAAAACTCAAGGTCAATTAATTATTAAAGAGTATCCAACAGCAGGTGCACACAGTGGACATTTCAAGGGATTACTTAATGAACTTGCTTTGAAAAAATCATTTAAACCTGATATAATATTTGTTGATTATCTAAACATATGTGCATCTTCACGTTACAAAGCAAATGCCAATGTCAATTCTTACTCGTATATTAAGGCGATTGCGGAGGAACTTCGTGGTCTTGCCGTCGAATCGAACCTTCCGATTGTTTCCGCAACTCAAACTACTCGTAGTGGTTTTGCTAGTTCTGATGTTGATCTTACCGATACCTCTGAGTCATTTGGCCTTCCTGCAACTGCTGATCTTATGTTCGCTCTTATATCTACTGAGGAACTCGAAGGGTTAAATCAAATCATGGTTAAACAATTGAAGAACAGATATAATGATCCTACCATTTACAAAAGATTTGTGATTGGAATAGATCGTGCAAAGATGAGATTATATGATTGCGAACAAAAAGCACAGGATGATATTCTTGACAATGGTAACGAAGAAGAGTATAATAAAGAAGATAAAAAACCTAAAAAATCTTTCGCAGAATTTAAATTTTAATGACTAAACAAGTTGACTTTTCTAAGTATGCTCTATTCGTGGATGGTGTCACATCCAATCCCAGTAAGGATTATAAATCTTTCCTTGATAGTCTTAGTGTTCTTGACGGACAAGGTGCCAATATTAATCGCCTTACCACTGCTGCTGTTGGGATTAGTGCTGAAGGTGGTGAGTTTATGGAGATCGTTAAAAAGATGGTATTTCAAGGTAAACCTTGGAACGACGATAATCGAGAACATCTTATTATTGAGTTGGGTGATGTTCTCTGGTACGTGATGCAAGCGTGTATGGCACTGGATGTTACAATTGAAGAAGTTGTCGCAGGTAATGTGGATAAATTAAAGAAGAGATATCCTGGTGGAGATTTCGATGTTTACTATTCAGAAAACCGTAAAGAAGGAGACCGATGAGAGAACAACTAATTAAAGCATTACTTGCACATGCACAAGGTGATATTGCTAAACACAAAGCAAACATTGAAGTTTATCTTGCAAATCCTGTGGGTATTGGAGAACATTCAAATATTGTTGAAGCAATAGAACAAGAATTGGATATGATTGCGAAGTATCAAGATCAGATAGACATCATAAATAAATACTTCAAAAAGTAATTAGCAATGGGTCTAAACCAAAAAGAGGCTATTAAGTTTGCACCAAAAGATTTGCAACCTTTTTTGGAGGGTGTTGTAAGGAATCATAAATTTAAAAAATTTGAGGCAGATGGAGCTTGGAGTAAATCAAAAAACTCAAGTTGGGTAATTAAATGTGATAAAGTTGATGTAGATGCAGTTTTAAAGTTTTACGCAGGTAGAGCAAAAAAAGATCAGGTAGGTGGTAGACAAGTAGCAGATGTGGATTTGAAGGACGGATATAATTATAAAGGAATTAGATTTAGAGAAACACGTAAAAAAACTGGAAGAGCTCCTGATGCAAAGACAACAGCGATGCAGGAAGCAGGATCGAAGTATGTATTTGAATATGTTCTTAACAATAAACGAAGTGGATACAGCACTGTAAAAAAGTTTATGTCAGATCAAAAATTCATGGAAGGATTGAAAAAAATATATCCTGATGTCGATTCTGATTGGTTAGATGTTTTTTGGAAGCAACATAAGAAAGTATTAGAACTATTCTCAAACACTCAGATCAATAAGTTTGATCATACTGGTGGATTCATGGATTTTATATCTAAGTTGATTAAAGATAATTTTGGAATATCAAAGAAAGATAATTGGAATCCATCTGACATATGGGGTGTACGTGGTAATTCTACTGCAGTAATGAAAAAACTTGAGGAAACTGTGTTTGGTAGTAAAGATTCTCAAACAATATCACAACTTAATGCTGTGATGAGAGGTATGTATAAGGCAAATGAATTAGTAGGTATATCATTGAAAAAAACTTCTGGGAATGTTGCTAGATGGGAAGAATATAACATTGAAAAATTAACATTGAATGAAGTTGATGAATACAAGTATAAAGATATAAAAATCATAATTAATTTCAAACCAACTTCGGATTCTCAATCATTAGATTCTGCCATTCAATTAAGACAATCTAGTGGAGCAGATTATAATTTTCAGATAACCTCAAACGATACTTCGAAAGCAAATCAAAATTTAAAGTTTGAATCCAAACCTGTAGGAGCATCAAAGGCCAGAGGTGGTAAGGCACAGATAAAGGCAGTCGAGGCACTTATGGGAGATAATGGACTTAGTTATTTGGATAAACATCAAAACTACCCAAAGAGTCTGAGTGATTTTTCAAAGACAATTGATGGTAGAAATAAAAATGATTATAAACAAATGTTCGAAAGAATATCGAATAAGGTGGAAACAAATGTGAAAAATTCAACTGAGTTTTTACAAGTCATAGAAGATAAATTTAATAGTGATAAACCATTTGTAGCAACCAGCAAATTAATGCAACTTCATTTTTTAGATGAAGTATTTAAAATTAGATCAAATAAAAAATTTACTGAATTTTGGACAGACATGTTATTTTTGTCTATTAAAAAGGGTGATAGATTCGGTCCTTTTGGCAAATTGTACTAATGAATAAAACCATCGACCAATTGATACAATCCTTTGAACCTAGATCAAAGAATCGAAAACAAATATTCAATGATTTTTTGCATCATTGTTTTATGACCATAGATAGAATGATTACTTCTGAAAAACGTAAACGTAATCAGGATAAATATATTATTATGAGGCAAAATCTCATTAACTATCTTATCGCCAACGAAAGAAAAGTAACATCCAAACTTTATCGATGAAAACATTTTTTCAATTTTTCACTGAATCACAGGCAGTCCAACAAGCCACACGTATGGGTTTGAAGAGTGACGGTCATGGTGGATGGTATGATAAACAAGGTGAGTTTGTAGCAAAGACAGATAAAGGTCAACTTAAATTTTTTAACAAGAGACAAAAAGTAGGACAACAAGATCCACCACAAACGGAGAAAGAAAAAAAATTATCTCAACCAGCACCCAAACAAGAAAAACCAGTTGAGATGGTTCCTCCAGAGGTAGAGAAAACAAAAGGAACTTTAACTATTGCATTTGGTAGATTTAATCCACCTACTACAGGACATGAAAAACTTTTAGATACTGTTGCAACTTCATCCGATGATGGTGATTATGTAATTGTACCATCAAGAAGTCAGGATAAAAAGAAGAATCCATTAGATCCTGATATGAAAGTATCTGCGATGCAACAGATGTTTCCAAAGCATAAGGATAAAATTGTAAATGACGGAGCAAATCGTACTATATTTGATGTATTGAGAAAGGCACATACTGATGGTTATACGAATGTAAGAATTGTGGGTGGTAGTGATCGTGTTGCGGAGTTTGAGAAACTTACTGGAACTTACAATGGAAAACTTTATAATTTCGATAATATAGAAGTTCGTTCTGCTGGTGATCGTGATGCTGATTCTGATGATGTATCTGGTATGTCTGCATCAAAGCAAAGAAAGGCAGCTGCAGAGAATGATTTTGAAGGTTTCTTAAGAGGTGTTCCAACTTCAATGAACAAGAAGATGGCAAAAGACTTATTTAATAATGTAAGAAAAGGAATGAATATCAAAGAGGGTTGGAACTTATGGCAGATTGCACCTAAGTTTGATTGGAAAAACTTGAGAGAGAATTATATCAATGAAAAGATATTTAAGTTAGGTCAAATTGTAGAGAATGTAAACACAGGATTAGTTGGTAAAATTATTCGTA